GACGCTCCAGAAGAAGAGAGTGTCAATCTTGGCATGGAAGAAGCAACTGACGAAGAAGTTGATGAAGCATCAGACGAAGAAGTTGATGAAGGATTTGACTTAGACGAATTTGAAGTTGAAGCTGAACCAGAAATGGGCGGCGATGCAGCTGACGACATGATGGCAGACCTTGGTATGGATGACGAAGGCGGAGACGACGAAGAAGGCGACATGGATATGGACGCTGGAGAAGAAGAGCCAGAAGAAGAAGCAATTCTTCCTTTTGAAGCATCAGATGAAGAAGTAGACGAAGCATCAGATGAAGAAGTTGACGAAGCATCAGATGAAGAAGTTGATGAGAAAACAAATAAAACAGCTGGCGAAGAAATGCGTGAATACGTAGAAAAAGTATCCGGTGGCGGTTTAGATGCTCAAAAAATAGGCGGTGACAATGGTGCTAATGCAAAAAGCACAGTCGCAAGCCCAAATAACATGGGCGGCACAGCTGGTAATTTGAATCAAGGTTCAGAAGAAAGCGGTGGCGAGCATGCTGGTCTAGGCGATATGAATGCTAAAGACCAAGACGGCGGCAATGTCAATGTACCAGGTGGAAAGGCTTCTAAGTCATTAAAAGCACAACCAGGACATGGTGCAGAGAAAAAAGGCAAGCCAGAAGCAGCAGCTGATAAGAAATCAACTATTGGCAGCTAGGTTAAGGAAAACTAGATGAATCACTTACGAGAGAACTTGACATTTGACCAGGCAAAGATAGTAGTAGAATCTGCTAACGAAGGCAAAGATCTTTATATGAAGGGAATTGTTATTCAAGGTGGCATTCGAAATGCTAATCAGCGAGTGTATCCTGTATCCGAAATAGGCAGGGCTGTCAAAACTCTCAACGATCAAGTATCTGGAGGATATTCAGTTCTCGGAGAAGTTGATCATCCAGAAGGACTTAACATTAACATAGACCGTGTAAGCCATATGATAACTGAATGTTGGATGGATGGCGATAATGGCTATGGTAAACTAAAAATATTACCAACTCCTATGGGAAACTTAGTTAAAACAATGCTGGAAAGCGGAGTTAAATTAGGTGTTTCCAGTAGGGGCTCTGGTAACGTAATGGAAGACGGAAGCGGCGAAGTTTCCGACTTTGAGATTATCACTGTGGACGTTGTGGCTCAGCCCAGCGCCCCTGGTGCATATCCCACACCAATATACGAGCATTTAATGAATGCACGAGGTGGGATGAAGGCATATGAATTCGCACAGGCAACTAAGCACGATAAGAAGGCACAAAAGTATCTTAAGGAATCACTGATCAACTTGATCAGTAAACTCCAATAAACTAGGAGACAATGGTATGATAGATGCACTAAAAACACTTTTTGAAAATGACGTGGTATCATCCGAAATTAAGGCTGAGATTGAAGAAGCATGGAATGCAAAGATTCAAGAAAACAAAATGCAGGCAACTGCTGAGTTACGTGAAGAATTTGCAACAAAGTATGAGCACGATAAAGAGACTATGGTCGAAGCTATCGATAACATGCTTTCAGAGCGTCTTCAAGCAGAGATTGCAGAGTTTGCAGAAGATCGTAAACAACTTGCAGAGGCAAAAGCAAAATATGCTGTTGCACAACGCGAGAACGCAAACTTACTCAAGGGTTTTGTTGCTGAGCAATTAGCAACTGAAATCAAAGATCTACATACAGATAAAAAAGCAATGGCTGAAAACTATGCCAAGCTAGAAGAATTTGTTGTAGAGTCCTTAGCAGGTGAGATATCCGAGTTCCAAGAAGACAAGCAAGACTTAGCAGAAACCAAGGTACGCCTTGTAAGAGAAGCTAAGACACACTTTGCTAAAGTCAAAAAAGACTTTATCGAAAGAAGTGCAAATGCAATATCCGAAACAGTTAGTAAAGCCCTTAAAAGCGAAATTACTGCACTTAAAGAAGATATTGACACTGCACGTAAAAACGACTTCGGTCGTAAAATCTTTGAAAGCTTTGCATCTGAATATGGTACTAGTTACCTAAATGAAAATTCAGAAACTGCTAAACTTCTTAAAGTTGTAGACTTGAAAAACAAGCAACTTGGCGAAGCAAAAGCATTTGCAAAGAAAGCAAAAGAAATTGCAGAATCAACAGCTACTGAAAAGAAGCGTATTGTTGAATCAGCAAAAAGAAAAGACTTAATTAGCGATTTGATCCAGCCTTTGGCAAAAGATCAGCGTGAAATTATGATTGATTTACTGGAATCAACTCAGACAGGGCGTTTAAAAACCCAGTTTGACAAGTACCTACCAGCGGTTATCGACGGTAATACTCCAGCCAAGAAGGCAAAAACACTTACAGAAGGCAAAGAAATCACAGGCAACAGAGAAACACAAACTAGTTCACAGCAAGCTGACGTAGATACTAATGACAATGTTATTAATATCAAACGTTTAGCTGGTTTAAATTAAGGAGATAATTATGTCAGAACTACTAGAAAGTCGCTGGCAGGATACGAAAACTGCACTTTTGGAAGGCCTACAAGGCAACAAAAAAGGCGTAATGGCTACAAC